CTGGCGTCGACGTGCAGGACAACCGTCTGGCCGTGAGTGTGTGGGGTTGGGGCGAAGGCGAGACCGGCTGGCTGGTGTGGCACCAGGAGTTGATGGGCGACCCGACGCAGGTGGAGGTGTGGAAGCAGCTGGATCAGGTGCTGGCTACTGACTGGGCAACAGCTGGCGGGAAGGAGTTGAAGATCGCGCAGATGGCGATTGACTCTGGCGGCCACTGCACGCATGAGGTCTACAACTATGTGCGCGAGCGCGTGCGCCAGGGCGTAGTTGCAATCAAGGGCAGCAGCCGGCGCAACAGTCCGGCGGTTGGCAAGGGCAGCAAGGTGGATGTGGACTGGCGCGGCAAGGTGTTGAAGAAGGGTGTGGTGCTGTACCAGCTGGGGACTGACACGATCAAGACCACGCTGTTCGGGAGGCTGCGGCATAACGAAGGCAGCGGCAGCTTGAACTTCGGCATGGCTGCTGATGCTGAGTATTTCAAGCAGCTCACCAGTGAACGGCAGGCGTTGCGGTATCACCGTGGTTTCCCGATTCGGGAATGGGTAAAGAAGGCAGGTGATCGAAACGAGGCGCTTGATTGTGCGGTGTATGCCTACGCAGCGTTGTTGATTTATTCGCGCAGGATGAATCAGGCAACGATGTGGGAGCAGTTGCGTCAGCAGTTGGAAGAAGGTAAGAAGGCGCCGCTAAGATCAAGAAAGCAGCCGCCTGCCGCGGTTGGCGCAAGCAGCTTCGTCAGCAACTGGTAGGCCGTGAACATCCCGAGCGAGATCAGAGCAGGCGACACGATCCAGTGGCGGGATGATGCTGGCGTCGACAACCTGGGCAATACGGTCAGCAGCGCTGCTTATACGTTGACCTACTACCTGCGGTTTAACGCTGCGAGCGAAGGCGCAACGGTGGTCGGCACTGCGTATGGAACTGGCTGGGAGTTCAGTATTGCGGCTGGCACCAGTTCTGGCTTCGATGCTGGCACTTGGTACTGGCAGGCCGTTGCTACCAAGACAGGCAGTACCATCACGCTCGGCAGCGGCCAGTCGCTGGTCAAGGCAGCACTGAGCTATACGGGTTCACCTGCTGCGCTGGATGGCCGGACGCAGGCGCAGAAGGATCTGGATGCAGTGCAGGCTGCGATCCGCACGATCATCAATGGCGGAGTAGTCAAGCAGTACACGATTGGTAATCGGAGCTTGAGCAAATACGATCTGGCAGACCTGCTGGCGCTGGAGACGAAGTTGAAGGCGGACGTGAAGCGCGAGCAGAAGGCTCAGCTGATTGCTAATGGTCTGGGCAATCCGTTCAATCTGTTCGTGAGGTTCTGATGGGACTGCGCACCCGGCTGTTCAAGGCGATGGGATTCGAGCCGGTTCGGCCGCGGCAGCGTGCGTACATGGGTGCGCGAGTTAGCCGGCTGACCAGCGACTGGGTGACCAGTGGCACCAGCGCCGACAGCGAGATCAAGTCGAGCTTCAAGGCACTGCGTAATCGTGCGCGGCAGTTATGCCGGGACAACGATTATGCGAAGCAGGCCTTGCGTGCCATCCAGAACAACGTCATCGGTCATGGCATCCGGCATCAGGGACAGGTGCGGATGCTGCGTGGCGGCCGGCTGGATGAGGCGATGAACGCCCAGATCCATGAGGCGTTCGAGAAGTGGATGAACAAGTATCGCTGCGATGTCAGCGGCCTGCTCGGCTTCCATGACATCGAGCGCTTGGCGGTGCGGAGCCTGGCGGAGAGCGGCGAGATCTTCATCAGGATGATCCGCCGGCCGTTCGGCGACTCGAAGGTGCCGTTCGCGCTGCAGCTGCTGGAGGCGGACTACCTGATTGATGACGATGTGCCGCAGGCCAAGGATGGCAACACGGTGCGGATGGGCATCGAGGTGGATCAATATCTGCGGCCGCAGGCGTACCACTTCTATGCGAACCATCCGGGTGATACCTATGCCGGCAACGCGCGGACGACAGGCCGCCGGATCCGGGTGCCTGCTGATGAGGTGATCCATCTGTTCATCCCTGAGCGGCCTGGCCAGACCAGGGGCGTGACCTGGTTCGCTTCGGCGCTGATGCGGCTGCACATGCTGCAGGGCTATGAGGAGGCCGAGCTGGTGCGTGCGCGGGCGAGCAGTGCGCTGATGGGATTCATCACCAGTCCCGAGGGCGAGCTGACGCCGGACGATGTGTATGAAGGCGAGCGCGTGAGCGAGTTCCAACCTGGGGTGTTCAAGTATCTGGATCCCGGCCAGACCGTGACGGTGCCCGACATGAATGCACCCGACGGCCAGCTGGAACCATTCACGCGTTCGATGCTGCGTGCTGTGGCTGCTGGCTTGGGCGTGAGCTTCGAGAGCATCAGCAAGAACTTCTCGGAGAGCAACTACAGCAGCAGCCGGCTGAGCCTGCTGGAGGAGCGCGACGCTTATCGCGTGCTGCAGCGGTACATGATCGAGAACTTCCACCAGCCGGTGTTCAACGCATGGCTGGAGATGGCGGTGCTGAGCGGTGCGCTGAACCTGCCCGGCTATGAGAGCAACCCTGATCGCTATCGCGCTAGCAAGTGGGTGCCCCGGAGCTGGGAATGGGTGGATCCACAGAAGGAGGTGGATGCCTACAAGACCGCGGTGCGCTGCGGCTTCAAGACGCTCTCGCAGGTGATCGCTGAGCAGGGCGGCGACCTGGATGATGTGCTTCTTGCACGCCAGAGCGAGCTGGCGATGCTGGATGAGCTGAACATCGTGACCGACACCGATCCGAGCGAGGTCACGGAAGGTGGTGCGGTGCAGGCTGCGCGGCCGATGGGCACCGAGCCACCGTTCGAGGAAACCGAGCCGGTGATCGAGGAGGAGGAGAGCTATCCCGAGGAGGAAGGGACTGAAGACCTCAGCGAGCAACTGCAGGGAGACTGATGGCAAACGTCGCCGGAACCGAGGTTGACCTGATGCCGACTGATGGCATGAGGGATGAGGCACAGCGCTACCGGGACTGGAAAGCAGAAGGCCGCGATGGTGGCACTGAGGTGGCGGCTACCAGGGCGGGGCAGATCCTGAGCGGTGATGAATTGAGTGCCGACACGGTGATCACGATGGCGGCATGGTTCGCTCGCCATGAGGTGGACAAGCAGGGCGAAGGATTCAGTCCTGGGGAGGATGGTTATCCATCGCCTGGACGTGTGGCATGGGCGGCCTGGGGTGGCGATGCTGGTCAAAGTTGGGCTACATCGAAGGCCGATAGAATCAAGGCATTACAAGAAAGAAGCGCGGTGGACTTAGAGCGCCCCTATCCGAATGAGCACGCTGCTCGGTTGAAGGATCCCGATCAGTACGACTCATTGCGTCGAGAGAACGATGCGGGCGGCTCAGGCATTGATTTCATCTACGGGATCAAGGAAGGCACCAGCGAGATCCAGGCCATCCGCTTCCGTAGTTCGCAGTACACGCCGGCCGAGGCACGGGCGTGGTTGTCTGAGCATGACTTCGATCCGATTGAGTTCGAGGAGGCCACCGGCGATGGTGAGGGTGAACGTGCTGCACCGGATGAGCTGAAGGAAGGCGACTTCGTGCGTTGGGATTCAAGCGGTGGCACTGCCCGCGGACGGATCGAGCATGTGATGCGCGAGGGCACCTTGGGCGTGCCCGACTCCGAGTTCAGCATCAATGCCAGCGCTGAAGATCCTGCTGCACTGATTCGGATCTATAGCGAGGGCGATAGCGGCTGGGAAGCGACCGAGACGTTGGTAGGGCATCGGTTCTCGACGCTGACGAAGATCCCGACGCTGCGTGCCATGGAGGGCAAGTACAAGCGCAGCGAGGTTGTCGAGTTTGATTCTGTTGAGGATCGGACCTTCGAGTTTCCATTTAGCTCGGAGTATCCGGTGGCTCGATATTTCGGCAACGAAATCCTGAGCCATGAACCGAAGGCGGCTGATCTTAGTCGCCTGAATGACAGCGCCCCGCTGTTGTTCAACCACAACCCCGACAAAGTGATCGGAGTAGTGGAGCGTGCATATATCGATGGCAAACGCCGGAGAGGTTATGCGCGTGTGCGGTTCAGCCGCAACGCATTCGCTCAGGAAATCTTGAGCGATGTGAAGGATGGCATTCTTCGGAATGTCTCCTTCGGCTACTCCATCGACAAAATGGAGGAGCGTGGTAGTGGCGACTTTGTTGCTACTGCTTGGTCCCCGTATGAGATCTCTGTGGTCTCTGTACCGGCGGACAAAACCGTGGGCATCGGCCGCTCGCTGGAGCCCACTGATGACGCTGCTTCGGCAGCACCAACACCTGATCCCCTTCCTTCAATGGAAAACACCACCCCTGATCTGGCAGTGGTGCGGGCTGAAGCCGCTGAGGCTGAGCGCTCGCGCATCGCTGACATTTCCGCCCTGTGCGATAAGCACGGGATGGCCGACCTCGGCCGGCAGCTGATCGAGTCTGGTCGTTCTATCGACGAAGCTCGCGCGGCTGTTCTGGACAAAATGAACATCCCCCAGGAGCCCGTCAACATGAGCGCCGCTGAAATCGGCCTGAGCGAGAAGGAGAGCCGCAGCTTCTCCTTCCTGCGTGCCATCAACTATCTGTCCAACCCGACCGATCGCTCTGCCCGTGAGGCTGCTGCGTTCGAGATCGAGGCCTCTGAAGCTGCTGCTGCCAAGCTCGGCCGTCAGTCCCGCGGCATCACCGTGCCCCAGGAAGTGCTGCGCCGCGACCTGAACGTGGGCACCGCTTCTGCCGGCGGCAACCTGGTTGCCACCGAGCTGGATGCTGGCTCCTTCATCGATCTGCTCCGCAACGCTTCGGCTCTGGATCAAGCTGGCGCCACCGTGCTGACCGGCCTGACCGGCAACGTGGCTATCCCCCGCCAGTCCGGCGCTGCTACCGCCTACTGGGTGGCTGAGTCCGGTTCCCCCACCGAGTCCCAGCAGACCGTCGACCAGGTGAGCCTGGTGCCCCGCACCGTTGCTGCCTACACGGACTTTAGTCGTCGTCTGATGATCCAGTCCTCCATCGATGTGGAGAACATGGTGCGCAACGACCTGGCCAGCGTGATCGCCCTGAAGATCGACTACGCAGGTCTGTATGGCACTGGCGCCAGCAATGAGCCCCTGGGTCTGAAGAACACCACCGGCATCGGCACCGTCGACTTCGCCGCTGCTGCTCCTACCTTCGCTGAGGTGGTGGACCTGGAGAGCGACGTGGCTACCGCCAACGCTCTGCTCGGTTTCCCCGTGTATCTGATGAACGCTGCCATGCGCGGCAACCTGAAGACCACGAAGAAGGACGCCGGCTCCGGCATCTTCATCATGGAGAACGGCGAGGTCAACGGCTATCGCGGTGTGCTGTCCAACCAGGTGGCTTCCGGCGATCTGTGGTTCGGCAACTTCGCTGACCTGATCATCGGCTACTTCTCCGGCCTGGATCTGATGGTGGACCCCTACACCCACAGCACCAGCGGCACCGTTCGCGTTGTGGCGATGCAGGACTGCGACATCGCAATCCGTCATCCCGAGTCGTTCAGCCGCGGCAACGACAGCCTCTGATCATGTTGATCAAGGTCCTACGGCAAACCGTGCTGGCTGGACAGGTGATCCGGTTGGGGGAGGTCCATGAGGCCTCTCCCTCCGACGCCAAGTTCCTGATCGGTATTGGCAAAGCTGTTGAGGTCGCTGACAAGGTGGCCGACCTGGTTGAGGTCATTGCTCAACCAACACCCAAACCATCTACCCCTCGACGGAGGGCTAAATCATGACCATCCACAACCTTGGTTCTAAGACCACGGTCCTGGGTCTGCTGCGCAACGACGTTGTGACTGCCACCGGGACCGGCTCTGCCATCGATCTGCAGGGCTACGAAGGCGACATGGCTGTGCTGCTGGACGCCGAAGCCGGCGGTGCTGGCGTCACCTACGCCGTGAAGCTGACTGAATCCGACACCTCCGGTGGTTCCTACACCGATGTGAGCGGCGGCGCCTTCACCACTACCTCCGCCAACACTGCCTCGCTGCAGAAGATCTACGTCAACGTGACTTCCCTGAAGCGCTTTGTGAAGGTCTCTGTGACGGTGGCTGGTGGCACCGGCGCTGGTGCTGTGGCTGTGCTCGGTCTGGCTTCTGCGAAGTACGGCTGATCATGGCGCTGACGGAGGATCTGGACATCTTCCTGGCGGACTTTGGCGTCAGCTGTACTGCTGGCGCCACTACCGCTAACGGAATCCTGGACATGCCCAGCCAGGTGATCAGCGATGGGATGGTGCTCACCACCGACTACACGCTGACCGCCAGGACCTCCGCCTTCGGCAGTCTCATCCGCGGCGATTCGATCACTGTGGATGGGACTGCTTACACCGTCCGCGAGACCATGCTGCTCGACGACGGCAAATTCGTTCAACTCGGGATCCAGAAGACATGAGCGGTCCCTTCAAGGTCAACACTCGCAGCCAGTGGTCAGCGCTGAATCCAGTGCTGATGGCAGGAGAGCCTGGCATCGAGAAAGAGACCGACAACTTGAAGATCGGCGATGGCCTGACGCCGTGGAATAAGTTGCCCTATCACGGCTGCCCTGGATATTGGGGATCCTTCTGGGATGAGACCTCACAGGTTGCAGCTGCGATTGATACGGCCTATCCGATCTTGCTGCGCAAGGTTGATCTGGCGAATCGCGGCGTAAAAATTGTCTCGAATAGCCGCATCACGGTCGACCATCCGGGGATCTATAGCTTCACGTTCTCGATTCAGTTCAGCAATACCGATACGCAGATCCATGATGCGAATGTCTGGCTGCGGAAGAACGACAGCGGTAGCAGCGGTGATGTGCCTGCTAGCGACAGCCGTTTTAGCATCATCGCCAGCCATGGCGGCGTGGACGGCAATGTGATCGGCACGGTGAACTTCGTGCTGGGTCTAGCGGCTGGGGACTACATCGAACTGATGTGGATGACCACCAACGTCGCCGCGTATATCCACGCCGAGGCGGCTTCTGGTAGCCCTGCGCATCCGAGCATCCCTGGCATCATTTGCACAGTGGTGCAGGTGGCTTCGGCATGACGACACGGCGTGAGTCGATCCTGGCCAGGATCCGCACCAACCTGACCGATACCACTGGCGTCGGCACTCGGATTTATCGCAGCCGTGTCGAGCCGCTGGCTCGTGGCGAATTGCCTGCACTGGTGGTCGAACCAATAAATGATGTCTGCGTGCAGCTAACCAGTGCGCCGACGCTGGACTGGAGCTTGACAGTGCGGGTTGCGGTGATCGTGCGCGGGAATATCCCTGACCAGGTTGCTGATCCGATCATTGAATCACTGCACGCGAAGATCATGGCCGATCTCACCTGCAATGGTTTCGCCTATGACGTGCAGCCGACTGGGGTTAGCTTTGATCTGCAGGAAGCAGATCAGCCATCTGGCGTGATCTCCTGCGACTTCGTGGTGAAGTATCGAACTCAGGTGGCTAATTTGGCTCAGAGTCCGTAGTAGCTACGATGATGGACGAATACCAAGGCCAGGGCGGCAGCTATCTGGTCGACAAGAAAACCGGCAAGCGCAAGCTCGTCCACCGGACTCAGCCGGCTCCCCATCCAACACCCGAGGTAGCCACCAATGGCCTCAGTTCTGACACGCCGGCGTTTGATTCTGGCGAAGATTGAAACGACCTACGGCACGGATTCCACTCCGACCGGCGCTAGCAATGCGATCCTGGTCCGCAACCTGGAGATCCAGCCGCTGGTCGCTGAGACCGTGAACCGCGACCTGGTGCGCCCTTACATGGGGCAAGCCGATCAACTGCTGGCTCAGACTCGCGTCGAGGTGAGCTTTGAGGTTGAACTGGCTGGTTCCGGTACTGCTGGCACCGCCCCGGCCTACGGTCCGGTGCTGCGTAGCTGCGGCCTGAGCGAGACGCTGGTCACCAGCACCAGCGCCACTTATGCGCCCGAGAGCAGCGGTTTCGAGAGCGTGACCATCTACTACCACGAGGATGGAATCCGCCATAAGGTGACCGGCTGCCGCGGCACCTTCGAGATCACTGGTGAGGTTGGCCAGATTCCGGTGATCGCCTTCACGATGACCGGCATCTACAACGCCCCGACTGACGAGACGCTGCCGACCCCGACCTACGCCAACCAGGCCACCCCGCTGATCTTCAAGCAGGGCAACACCACCAACTTCTCCGCCTTCTCCTACAGCGGCTGCCTGCAGTCCTACAACTTCAGCATCGCGAATGATGTGATCTACCGCGAGCTGGTGGGTTGCACCAAGGAGATCATGATCACCAACCGCGCCCCCAGCGGCACGATCGTGATCGAAGCTCCGACCATCACAGCCAAGGACTTCTTCACGATTGCCACCGGCAGCAGCACTGGCAGCATCACCTTCCAGCACGGCACCACCGGCGGGAACATCTGCACGGTGACCACTGCTCAGTCCGATTTGGGCAACCTGACCTACAGCGATCAGGACGGGGTGCAGATGCTGAACATGCCATTCATTGCAGTTCCGACCAGTTCGGGCAATGATGAGCTGAGTCTCGTTTTCACCTGACCTTGGCTTTTGTACTGAAGCAGTCCGGCACATACTCATGGCCGGTCGCCTTTGATCTTCCGATCGACGGTGGCCGCCATGAGCGCCAGACATTCGATGGAGAGTTCAAGCGCTTGCCGCAAAGCAAGATCGGTCCAATGGTTGCCGAACTGCAGAAGCTTGAAGACCTGGGCGATCTAGATCAAATCACTGACATCGCTCGCGATGTATTGGTGGGATGGTCTGGCATCAATGACGATCAGGGCAAGGAAATCCCTTTCAGCCAGAAAGCTCTCGATGAGCTGTTGGAGGTTCCTTTCTTGGCTATCGCGGTGTTGAAGGCCTATATGGACAGCATCAAAGGGGCTAAGCGAAAAAACTGATCGAGGCCGCTGAGCATTGGGCAGGCGGTGGCGTCGTTGACGAAACCGCCGACGATGCCGCGGCCTTGGGCATTGTCCTTCCTGAATTGCCACCAGCGCCTGATGAGGACTTCGGCATCTGGCCGGAGAACTGGTCAGCGGTTGAGATGTTCCTGCGCGTGCAGACGCAATGGCGCACCACCATGAGCGGAGTTATCGGCCTGGACTATGCAGCGGTGCGTTGGCTGTTTAAGCTGTACGACGTAGAGGAACCGCGTGCGCTGCTGGAGGATCTTCAGGTGATGGAGGCCGCAGCGATGTCGGTGATCAATAAGCAGGGGGCATAGCCATGGCGATGAACATGGAGGCCATGCTGCGGATCAAGGCAGACGTTCAAGGCGAGAACAACATCCGTCGACTTGGCAATTCCATGCAGGGATTGCAAGGGCAGGCCAAGAATGTGGCAATGTCATTCAACGGCCTGAAAGGTGCCGTCGCTGGATTTGGCGCAGCCATCGCAGGTAGCGCGATTGTCGGTGGCCTTACCGCTGTGGTGAAGAAATCTATTGATGCTGGCGATGAACTGTTCAACCTGCAGCAGAAGACTGGCATCGCTGCTGTTGCACTGACTGGCATCGGTAACGCCGCAAAGCTGGCGGATATCGATATGGGTGCGCTTGGTAAGGGCATCAACAAGCTGAATCTGAATTTGGTAAAGGCCGCAGAAGGCAATGCGGACATGGACCGCCGACTGAAGCAGCTGGGCGTTACGGCCAAAGACTCAAATGGTCAACTGATTCCCACTGACAAGGCGCTTAAGCAGATTGCCGATAAATTCGCCGACATGCCTGATGGCGCCAAGAAGGCAGAAATGGCGGTGGCCTTGTTTGGCAAAGCAGGCGCCGCATTGATTCCGCTGCTCAACGAAGGCGCAGCAAGCATGGAGAAATTCACTTACAAGATTTCTGATGACTTTGCTGCCAGGTCTGATCTGTTTAATGACACGCTGACCGTGTTTGGGATTAAGGCACAAGGCTTCGGAATGGAACTGACTGATGCCTTGCTTCCTGCTCTGCAATCAATCGTCGAGGTGTTCGGCGAGTTATTCGATAGCAAGACGGACTGGACTGATCTGTTCAATGTCATCAAATTTGGCATTCGCAGCGTGGCTGCTGTTCTGCTTGGCATGGTCAAGCTGGTAGATGAAGCCGTTCGGTTGATTGGTTCCTTTGCGAAGCGAGCTGCCCTGGCATTTAAGGGTGACTTTGCCGGTGCGCAGGCTGAGGCCGATCGCTTTGGCGCTGACTTCATGAAACGCTTCCAAGCGAACATGGGGCAATTCCAGCGGTTATTCACGGATGCACCATCCCCTGGAACCGGACGGCGCAGAGGACGCGACACGCTGGACATGACTGGCGAAGATGCCAGGCGAGCTGCTGAATCAAAACGTGCCGCAACAGAAGCAGAGCGGCTTCAGCAACGTCGCAACACCTTGACGCAGCAGCTGGTTGATTTACAGGAAAACCTGCGCCGCAAGGTTGAAGATGCCAATGCTGCTTTCGCTAATGTTGGTGGCACACCAGTGGAGAAACTGCTAGCCGATAGAGCTGAAGCAATCCGCGAAAACGATCGCACCGTTGACGATCTAACAAAGCAGGTCGTCAAACTGTTCCGCGACATTCGCGCTGCTGGCGGCGAAATGGATGTGAAGCCACTGGAGACTTTGATCAACCAACTGTCCAAAGCCAATGTCGAGCTAGCCAATCAGCAGTTGACACAAGGCCTCAAGGATCTCTTGCCGTCTCTGGATGACTATGACGCCAAGATTCGCGAAGTTCAGAATGGGAAGAAGACGTTGACCGAAGTCGAAAAGTTGAACGCTCAGATCAACCTGCTACAACTCGACATTTTGGCTGCTACCAATCCTGCATTGGCTGAACATATTCGGCTGTTGCGTGATCGCGCTGCTGCACTTGATGATGCAAACAAGAAACAGAAGGAGCAAGAGGATAGCTTTGGTGCGAATTTTGCTGACAAGATTAAGGCTTACTATGAGTCAATCAGTAATTTCGGCGCACAGATTGGCGATTCTGTCGTCAATACCTTCCA